CGGTGAATAAGACCAATGCTAAGAAAGTAGTGTTCCAAGGCATTAAGTCTACAGTATTGAACAGCCCGTACTTTAGGGAGCAGTTTCCGATTGTAGCAGATAAGGCGGAGGAATTGAGGTTTCCGAATAACGTTTGGATATTTCCAGCCGCCGCAAATGAAAGTGGGATCATCGGTTACAACGTTTTCGGTGGTGTCATGGACGAAGTGAACTTCATGGCATACTCGGAGAAGTCTGCGGTTACAGGTGGTGAGAAATACGACCAAGCACAGACATTGCAAGAAGCTTTGTTGCGGAGGATGAAGTCAAGGTTTATTAAGCAAGGCTCATTGCCCGGAATTTTGATACAAGTGTCGTCAAGTAAGTACCCGGACGATTATACGGAGCGTAGGATTAAGGAAGCGAAAGATGACCCGCAGATATTTGTTAGGCGTTACGCCCAGTGGGAGACGTACTCGCCTGAAGTTCGTAAGCAGAGGTTTTCAGGCAAGATGTTCTTCGTCACGTTAGGGAACCTTACGCAACGACCGAAAATGCACGAGGACAAAGAAACAGCAGAACGAGTCAGTGCTGAGGAAGGGTGCGAGTATGTGGAAGTTCCGATAGAGTATAAGAGGGACTTCGAGCGGGACATTGATCGAGCTATTCGAGACTTGGCTGGTAGACCTACGCTTACGATCACCCCGTTCATTACGTACAGGTGGAAGGTTCGGGAAGCCATGGACAGGGGCGAGAAATACGATTTGGTTCATCCGTATTCGTCTGAGTACACGAATCTGAAAGACGGTGCTGTATTTGAACCGAAGAAATTGCTCCTGCCTAAGTATGCAAGTCTGCTGGACCAATTGGACAAGGGCACGGAGGAATGGAAACGGGTATCCGATGTGTATAAGCACTTACGCCACAGCCCACGGTTCATTCATTGCGACTTGGCGTTGACAACTGATGCCGCTGGTATAGCCATGGGTTTTGTCTATGATTACACGGAAGTAGTGCGAAGAAATGAAGAAGGCAATGAGTTTAGGATTAAAGTGCCTGTTATTATGATAGACTTCATGCTCCAGATACGTGCGCCAGAAGGTGGCGAAATAGAATTAGCTGGTGTTAGAAATCTGATTTATGAGCTTAGGTCCTACGGTTACCGCATTAAGAAAGTAACGTTTGACCAGTTCCAGTCCGCAGATTCGATGCAGATTTTGCGAAACTCTGGTATTGCCACAGAGCATTTGTCGGCAGATACGAACCCTGAGGTGTATGGTGCGCTGAAGGATGCGTTGTACGAAGACCGACTGATTATGTACCCGTACGAAATTGCATATAACGAAATAGTACGGCTTGAACGAAATGAACGGACAGGGAAGGTTGATCACCCGCCCCAAGGAAGCAAAGACGTGTCTGATGCGATTGCGGCTGTTTGTTACCATTGTGTGAATGAAAAAGATTTCGTTCCGCTACCGCCACCGATGCTTGGTGTACTGGAGAAGCAGCTGACTGTGGAAGAAGAAATAGAAAAAGAGATGTTCATCCCCATTATGTGGTAAAGGAGGTAAGGGTTTGGAAGGAAAAAGCTGGTTCCAAGAACAAGTTATTGACCGTGTGACCGCTGTGTACAACGCTTTGGCGAAACGGTCTTTGCCTCAAGGAGACACGTCTGCAGATGAAGCGCGAAGAAGAGGTAGACCTACGGATATAAGTCCGTTTGGGACTAGTGCGTACAACTGGTATCACGAACAGATTCAGATAGCCCAGAATAGAGACGGTAAGTACAAAGAGTACGACCGGATGGATAGGGAGTGTCCAGAAATCAGCTCTGCACTGGACATCTATGCCGACAACGCTACGAAAGGCGATTCCGATTCGGATGAGGTTCTTGTAATTGTCACGGAAGACGAACTGGTCAAAGACATCTTTAACGAGGTTAAGAAGAGGGTTAAGCTTGACCAGATTATTTGGCCTATTGCCCGTGATTTAGCTAAGTATGGCGAGAAGTTTGAAGAGGTGGTTGTGTACAGCGATTTAGAAGTACATCGCTTAAAGCACTTGCCGAACCGGAGCATGTTTGTGAACCTAGATGAGTATGGACGACCAGGTGGAAAGCCTTATGTTCAGATTGACCCCGACACGCAGAAAGTGATTGCTCAGTTTGAAGAATGGCAGGTTCTTCACTTTAAGTTGGGACGGAGTAGGGCAACAGCATACGGTGTGGATGGTTCTGTTTTGCACGCAGTTCGTAAAACGTACAAGCAGTTAAGTATGATGGAAGATGCTCTTGTACTAGCTCGTTTGACACGTTCGCAACAGAGATATGCACATCTAGTTGACGTGGATGGGTTAGAACCCGGCGAGCCGACCATGGAATATCTACGCATGGTTAAGAACGAGTTGAAGAAGAGAAGGACGATTGACCCGCTGACAGGCGAGATGGATTTAAGTTATAACCCGCTGTCCATGGAAGAAGACATTTTTATTGGTACAAGGCCCGGTAGTCCGGCAGATGTAAAGGTGTTGGAAGGAAGCAGTAACTTGGGGGTTATTGCCGACATCGAGTATTTGCACAACAAGTTGTTCTCCGGAATTAAAGTACCGAAAGCGTACCTCGGTTTTGAACGAGATATTAATGCTAAGGCTACGCTAACAGAACAAGGCGTGCAGTTTGCTCGAACAGTGCGTAGGATTCAGATGGCTTTGTTGACCGAGTTCCGAAAGTTTGTCGACTTTGTATTGACTACGAGAGGGATTGACCCAACAGAAGTAGAGTACACGCTCACGCTACCGCCCATTTCAATTGTGGATGAACTTCGTACGTGGGAGATTGAACGCATCAAGTTAGAAATTGCTTCTATGTATGGAGGTTTAAGCGTTAGTACTCGCTGGATCCTCGTTAATTTGCTGGGGATGACTGGTGAAGAAGTTGATGAGATTATAGGTGATTACGAAGACCCAGATTCGATTGACAACAAGTTTATGGACTGGAAGCTAAAGAACTTGAAGAAAGAGATTATTGTTGATGCTCAACGGCGTAGGGCAATGACTGAAGAATTGGAAAAGGCTTTAGCTGACCCCGCTTTAACTCTGGAAGATTTGGATGAAAGTGATGTCCGTTTGTTACGGTTCAAGCTCAAGCACCAGTTGGATGCGCTGGAAGAGATTTTGGAATGGGAAAAAGAAGGTAAGCTTCGCCAGAAAGCACTAAAGGGGCGAGCCTGATGTGGATAAAAGTAGACAGTACTTGGTATGAAGTAAACCTGTGTGAAAGTCCGAAGGATATAGGCAGTAGGAGAGTGACTTCGGACGCTAAGAACATTATTGCGGCTTACACTCACGCACTTCAGCCCGGAGCGGATAAGCAGGCTTACCGAATTGCTAAAGCTAAGTGGGAGAAAAAGAAGGAGAGTTACAGAAAAGAATTTCGGCAGTTGGTTTCCAGTCTAGCCACAAAGCAGATCACTGCGAACCAGTTTAGGCATAGGGCTAGGCGACTGTTTAAGAGTGGTTATGAAACCGCTTATCGTCTCGGAACTGAAGCGGCTGGACTGTTGTTCTTTGACCTAAGTAAAGAAGATGAGGCTTGGTTGGCTAGAGCACGGTCGTTCGAGTATAAGTATTTAGAAGGTTTCATCAAAGCCCTCACGTCTTTAGAGGAAACAGAAGAGTTTTGGTGGAGAGCGGACATGTACATTGATGCAATGGATGCAATGTTTGAAGCAGGACGTGTAGATGCTTACCCGAACGAAGCGACACTAGTGCATTGGCGACTAGGTGCCGCAGACCATTGCCCAGATTGTATAGACTTAGCGTTAGGTGGTCCTTATCGACCGGATGAGCTTCCCGCCACACCACGATCAGGATACACGCAATGCTTGTCTAATTGTAAATGCAGTCTAGAAATAGAGTACGAGCAACCGTCTGTTATTGAACTAGACATTCGACCAGCTTCGGCAAGGGATGCGGAGAAGTTGGGGTTGATTTGGTTAGCGTGGTACTTGGCGAGACGAAGGAAGTCGAAAAAAGGACGAGATTCGGATTTTCCTGAATATAATAGTGGTGAACTACTAGATTGGAATGTTTTGTCTAAGGCTTCAGAATATTTGCTTGAAATCAGACACGCTGAGCAGAGTGATGATGTTGTAGAAAAGGCTGTTAGACAGTACTCTGCTCTAGAGAAGTTCACCGACACGTGTGCGTATCTGCCGAAGTGGTTGGACCCACTGTCTAAGGATTTTACGTATTGGCACGCAATAGGTGCACGGGTCAAAGCATACCATGTCCAGCAGTTACGAAAAAACAAGGGGGAGGGTTATGGCTAAAGCACAAGAAGCAAAGCGTTTCGGTTCTTTAACAGAATCAAAAAAGGTATTTGAAACAAGTTTGTGCAGTGATCCGCATTATCATGCCATCGAGATACTAGAAGAATCGGAGCAGGACAAGAATCCGCACAGGTTGCTTCAAATACGAGGAGTTGCCAGTCGTGGTGGAGTTGTTAATAAGAATAACCGTCTGTACCCTGTAGAAACGCTAGCCAAGGCAGTACAAGAAGCACAGAAGGACATTGCTGAAGGCAAACTGCTGGGGGAACTGGACCATCCGGAAACACCACGAGGCGGTAGGTTAAAGCACGCCGCAATGAAGTTCACGAAGTTGTGGATGGATGGCGACTTAATGTGGTTTGAAGCTGACGTACTACCGACAAAGAGTGGGCAAGATTTGTATGCCTTGCTGATTTCCGGTGTAGGTGTCGGGATGTCCACTAGAGGGCAAGGAACTCAAGTTATAGCTGAGGTTGGGGGACGACAGGTTGCTATTATACAAGACGACTTTAGATTGCACGGTATTGATGCAGTATTGAATGAATCTAATGTTGATGGAAAAGTCTACGATTTTAAGGAGGGGGAAGAGAGCATGACGGTAGAGCAGTTGATGAAGGAGTACCCCGAACTTGTTGAAGAGATTAAGGAATCTGTCCGTATGGAGGTTCTTGAATCCACACAGAAACAAGTGCGGGAAGAATTGGAGAAAGAGTTTGAAACAAAGCTTGCTATTGCACTGAAGGAAAAAGAAGAAGCTATCACTGCGAAGGTTATGGAGTCTGAAGAAATCGCACGGAACACCGCTGTTATCAACGAAGTTCTAAAAGCTGTTAAGCCTTTGCTTAACGCCAACATGCTGGAAGAATCGGAAGACGACAAGGTGCAGGTTCTACAAAGTGTTGTGGAGGAAAAAGAAGAAAAGATTAAGCTTCTCGAATCCAAGCTTGAAGCACTGCAGAATCAGTTGACCGAAGCCGCCAATCGTGCCAAGGCTCAAGCCAAGATTGACGAACTCGTCAAAGGACACCGTTTTGAAAAGCAATTGCGGGAGCGGTTGCTTGAGTGTGCTTCTGAAGAGGAAGTGGAAAAAGCCTTTGCTAAGGAAGAAAAGTTTATTACTGCCTTGCTTGAAGGAACTAAAGTACCTACTGGCAAAGGCGAGTATCTAGAAGAGAGCGAAGAAGCCCCAGGACTAGACGAGCTTAAAGCCAAACAAAGACGCTTAGCTGGTCTAAGCTAAGGCTAAGCAACTAAAAAGGAGGAATGGATTGTGACACAAGAATTACAAGCTTTAAGAAAGCAGCTCGGGATTGATGCTCCTTCGTTTTTGGCTGAGGATGCCGCTCGTCGAGCACGGTGGGCACACCTGACTGAAGGACTGAAAGACACGGATCGTATTGTTTTGGAAAACTTGCTTGACAACGCACAACGTTGGGTATTGACTGAAGCTACCACTACGCAAGATATAGCTACGTTTACTACGTATGCGTTTCCGCTCATTAGACGTGTGTATCCGAATCTGATTGCTCAAGAACTTGTTTCTGTGCAACCAATGACTCAGCCCACTGCTTTGATTTTCTATTTGGATTTCTTGTATGGCACCAATCGTCATGGTTCTAGTGCTGGCGACCGTGCTGACTTGAGGCACAACCCGAAATATGCTGGTGGGATGGTTCGTGGTGAGATTATTAAGAGGTCTGGAGAAACAGGTAGTGAAGATGCTTATAAGTTAGACTACACGCCTGCTGAAAACTCGGAAATTGTATACATTGATGGTGTAGTCCTTGCTGGTGGCTATACTATTGATGGTGATGAAATTACGTTTAGCTCAGCTCCTGCAACCGCAGCGACTGTTACAATTGATTACCAATTGTCTCCGCTTGAAGGTGAAGATAATGTTGCCGAAATGAAATTGTCCATAACCAGCGACAGCGTTGTAGCCGAAACCAAGAAGCTCAAAGCCCAGTGGACGCTTGAAGCCCAACAGGACTTGATGGCTTACCACGGTTTGAACGCTGAAAACGAATTGCTGACTGTTATGGGTAACGAGATTATTCGTGAGATTGACCGTTTGATCATCAACCACTTGCTACGAGTAGCTTCCGCTGGTAATGTAAACTGGTCTAGCTCTATGCCTGTTGATGATGACGGTGATTCTACGTATGCTGGTTCCCAGCGTGAATACGAACAAACGTTGTTCCATGCAATTTTGGATGCGAACAACTTGATTTACCGCAAGAGGTTCCAAAACGCTAATTGGATTGTCGCTGACCCCGATACCTGCACACTGCTTGAAAAGCTCGATGGTTACAAAGAGTTGAATGAAGCATGGGTAGGTGGAGCTGGTCAAGGTGTAGAACGGTTCGGCGTCCTACGCAATCGTTTCACCGTGTACAAAGACCCCGGTATGAAGCCGAATACCATGTTGATTGGTTACAAAGGAAGCACGTTCTTTGAAACTGGTTACGTGTATGCTCCGTACATCCCGTTGTACACGACCCCAATTATGCTTGACCCGAACGACTTTACGCCTAGACGTGGTGTAATGACCCGGTTCGCACGCAAGCCTGTAATCACTGATTACTACGCAACCGTAACCATTACGAAGGGGTAAGGTAAGTAGAGGAATCTGAAGAGGGATCGTCATGGTCCCTCTTCAGAAGAATAGAAGATCAAAATAGACAAATGTAGGAGGAAAAGAAGATGGCAAGAAAAAGGTACCGTAATAAAACGGACATTTTGCAAATCGTTTATGATGAACAAGGTGTAAAGCGTGAAGTTGTTCCTGATGGAACCATTATTATGGAGGATAGTTGGGCAAAGCGGTATCATCGAGTGCTTGAAGAAGTACCTACGGTATCGAAGGACCCTGGGTTTTCTCCGGCTGACTAAGACTTTTGCGGGGCGGTGAACTAATGGATGGGTTATTGAATTCGCTTAGGTTACGACTAGGGAACCCCAAGACATCAGAGATTTCAGATGAAGCTCTGCAAGGGATTGTGGAATCAGCTGAAAGGGAATTAGTTCGTCTGAAACCCGCCTACGCCTACTATGACATAGCCTTGGTTCCGGGGCAAAGTTTGTATACTGTGGAGGAAGATGTTGTTCGGATAGCCGATTGTTGGTTCTCAACAGTAAATGTTGCCACAATGGTTGGACGAACGGGTGCAGTAGAAAACTACAGCCCCGGCACAATGGACTTAGACACGGTATGGCATAACCCTTCGCTTATGACTCTCTTGGAACAGAAGTTTGAACACTGGTTGTACCGAACTGAAACAGGGTGGGAATATGACCACAACACCAAACAGTTGCGGCTGATACCTACGCCTAAAGCAAAAGGTTTCTGTGTGTACAAAGCTGTGGTTCCTTATAAGTATGAACTCATGGACGAACAGACACGAGGGTATTTAGCTGATTTGTGCTA